CGTCAGCTATGTGCTAGGTAACAATCCCAGCAAAGGTGTAGCGCAGTTATGCCTACATGGTTTTGCGGCCTTGATGGGCTTGAGCTTTGCAATGATTTTTGCAGTGTTTACCATGGGCAGCATTGTTAGTGCATTCATGGGAGCAGCCGTCTTGTTTGCCGTGATGAGCGGATATGGATACTTTACCAAACAGAATCTAGACAGCATGGGCAAGTTCATGTTTGTGGGTTTGATAGCCATCATCATTGCCAGCATTGTTAATATCTTTATTGGTAGCACAGTCATGCAGATGGTGATCTCAGCATTGGCAATTGTCATCTTCCTTGGACTAACTGCCTACGACACACAAAAGATACGTGAAATGGTTTCAGTGGATACCAGTGATGCGGTAGAAGTATCGGGTGCATTGACCCTTTACATGGACTTTATCAACCTGTTCCTAAATCTCTTGCAGTTGTTCGGCGATAGAAAAGACTAGTCCAGCCTGTGCCAATCGGGCCACGTTGAACGCCATATCAGAGCAAACTGGGTCAACATCGACCCAGTTTCAAAAACCACAGTAATGATATTATGTTGTCTGGTTTCTGTAAATCTAATCCAAGGATAACAGCGCCGTATAGATCTCAATCCTGACCTGATTCTCTTGATCCTACTCCACCGTCGATGAGGCAAGATCAAGTCCGTGGTTCTAGGATTGAAAACTATTGATACTGAGTCCAAAATTGTATCCAAAAATACATGCCGATGACTATCACAGCAAACTCTATACGCTCACGCCAATATCCTCTAGGACGCTGTGATTTTTCTACTGTCGCAGGTTGAGGTTCTGGACGTTGCTGCGCCAGCTTTAAGGGCTGGCTCTTAGTCCAAGGCGGTCTAGGTTTATCTGGAAAAATCATTTCCCGGGAGCGATACGATTAGCAATGCGCTTCTGTGTACCGTCTACTTTTTCTCTGAGATTAATAACTTCGTCTCGGAGTTCATTGCCGTGATCCTGGCATTCTTGTAGATGATCACCTAGGCTGTCTGCTAGTCCTGCTAGAGCACGGATTTCTAACTTGTTGATTTCTGCTGCTTTGAGTAGAATATCGGTTTCAGTTTCCGATGCGGTTACACGCTCTGCATTACCGTCTGCGGTAGATGCCTTCATCGTGCGATCTAGTTCGCCATCAAACCAGACTGCATTCTCGTTGCTGATGTCATCACAGTGTTCTACCATCAGCTCGTTGACAGCATAGAAACGCTCTGACACATCTCCAATAGCACGGATAGCTGCTGCCATTTCTTTGATGATCTCTACCATTTCTTGATTGACATGATTACGATGATGTAGATAATCCAGTTTAGTTTTGGTAATCATCGAATCCTGGAACAATGCCTGTTGTGGATTCTGTGGTTGTAGCTGTGTCAACATCATCATGCGATTACGATAGACATCGTCTGTGGTACGCATAATCAGCTCACGATTGCCGCCAGCATTGATGGTATAGCTCTGCATAGCATCAGTAACATTTTCTTCGACAATCGATCGTGCTACTTGTACCTGGGCTACATTGAACTGTACCAGAGCTTCTGAATCCCAGGCACGTCGAGTATTACGAGCAACCAGTTCTTGCTGTCTGCGGATCTGATCAGGATCCTGAGAACGGCTTTCGCGCTCTATACGTAGGAATTTTAGTTCTTCTTGCAGCTCACGAATCGTGTCGTGATCCGTTTTGTTTTCTACAGGGGCTGCTTCCTGCTTTTTGATTCTGGCCATCTAAATCTCCTTTGGGTTGATTTAGGCCTAGCTCAGATCGCCTCACACGCAGGGATATTTAGTCGAGTATATTAGTCTGCTGTTCTAAACTGAGTTCTTGATCTTCCAATTCACGGATCTTGTCTGTGATTTGATCTATCAGTCCTAGATTGCGCAGGATCTTAAACACCACATTTTCCACCGAGTATTCCCCAGCACGATCAAGCCCAGCTCGGCGCATGGTAGTAATCTTGTCTTTGACGGTTCTCAGCTTGTCGAGATCTTTTGACAGCAGAGCCTGTTCTATCTGCGAGAGCATGCTGTCTTTTTTAGCTTCCACTGCTTGATCGTCTAGATCAGGTTCTGTCTTCTGAGGCTTGAGAATCCATGTGTTATTGACCACGCTGTAGACACCTGTGCTGTGATGTGTTTCTGATTCACCTTGCACATAACATTCCACAGGCAGGCCTTTGACAGTGATATCATGGTATTCTGCCCACAGTGCCTTTTTTGCTGAAAACAGCTCTCTTTGTGCATCTGAGACTTCACCTTCAATGATCACATGTAGATCAAGGTCGCTGTATTTGCTCCAGGTATAATTGGCATTTGATCCAGTTATGGTGTAGTCTTTGACATCTAGATCTACACCCACAAAATCCACAAATGCACGAGCAATCTGCAAGAGTTTAAGACGAACTTCACCGTCCAGTCTCCCGCCTTGCCATAGCTTGGGATTCAGCTCTGAGTTTACCGTGACAAAATCTGTTTGGGAAAATTCTCGCAGTCGCATATCAAACTCCGTAGCGATTACGTTTAACCACAGCTACTGTGCTCTGTGTATTAACATTGTTTGTTTCTTCTGAGCCTTTACCAGTGACTTCTTGACTAGGTGCACCCATTAGTTTTTCGGCGCTGCGTCGAATTGCTGCGTCGCCTTCTGAATAGTCCACCGTGATAAAGTTACTGCCTAGAGGACCTTCCTGATCCATCGTGGATCCTGGACTGCCAGCCATAGCCACACCCATTCTATAGGCTAGATAGGGATTATTATTGTTGTCTAGATATGTGTTTTTACGGAGACTGCTGATACTAGCCTTAGCACTTTTACGTAAGGGTTTTGTAGTCTCATTGATAAACTCTTTTGCTCGCATCCATTATTTAGCCCACATTAAGTGATAAGCTAATAGTGTTTGCTGATCGTAGAATTCTGCTACGAGCTTGAAATCGTCGTTGAGTTTATCTACAACTAACTGACATTTTTCTTTGGGCTGTTTATTGATCCAATTTATTAGATCTACTCCTACAGTTTTATGTACTTTGGGCCAGTCTACTTCTATTATATCTTTACCGTTGCGTGTGTGCCAATGATAAAGTTCAAACCTACTACTCTTCATCTGTGTTCATGCTGTTTAATATTTCACGTAGTTTGGTGCTTTCTACCTGTGCTCGCACCTTGGGTTTATCTAGGCTGAATCCGTCTTTGGGTTCAGCACGTTCCCAACTAGGTTTGCTGTCACCGGGCTCTTCACGTGAAGTAAGTTCGGTCTTGCGTTTGATCTGTTCAATAATGCTGGATCCACCGCGTCCTGCGCCGTTGTGACTTTCTTGTTCATCTTCTGGAAGATCACTGATTCGCAGACTTTCAAGATTAAACTCTAGATCAATCTTCATGCCCACGCCACTCGATGAGCGTGTCTTCATTAACTGTATTTGATAACGACCACGCTCACGCATGGCACGGCTTGTAAAGATACCAAACACGTTATCCGCAGTTTGAATCTTTGACAAACCGCCTGAAATGTGACTGTGATCAAATTCAACTTCTTCAACAGCGCCTCGATTCAACTGTGCCGCGGTGACAAATACACAGTTCTTTTCTACTGCTAGGTTACGAAGTTCTTCTGACACATACTTGTCTTTGATAAACAAGTCTGCTGGACTAATTTTCTTGCTCACTGGCATCAACAAGTCCAAATAATCAACCAACAGCACATCGACTTTCTTGCCTACTTTGATTTCATATTCTTTCAAATATGCACGAATGTCGTTGGCAGTCTTGCCGCTAGGCATGTATTTGATCTGCAACATACCTGACTTCTTGCCAATCATTTTAACTTTCATTTCAACATCATCTAGCTCTTTGAAAATATCCTTGGTTGACGTTCCGGTGATCATTGCATCAATACGCATACTAACTAGTGCTTCTGAAAGTTCAAGAGTTAGGTATACCACATTTAATCCTGCCAATGCCCAGTTCACGCCTAGATTAGCCAAGAATAAGGA